GAATCCTGTTAGTCCGTTGCACAAGTTAGACAATCACATTTACGATTTTCAAACGATGGCAAATGAGTTAGTGCCCGAAGCCGCTAACCCACTTAACCTGCCACCATCGCAGGAAGCCAACTACAAACCTTTCAAGCTACCGATAAACCACAACAATATCCTGCTGCTGTCGGATATTCACGTGCCGTATCACAATATCCAAGCTTTAACGCTGGCACTGAAGTATGGTTTAGATAATGACGTGAATACTATTCTGCTCAATGGTGACATAATAGACTTTTACGCTATCAGTCGTTTTGAGAAGGATCCACGCAAACGAAACTTTGGGCATGAAGTACTAATGACTCGCCAATTTTTAGGCACGCTGCGCAAACTATTTCCGAATGCTGCTATCTATTACAAGTGCGGTAATCATGATGTACGCTATGACCACTACATCATGCGCAATGCTCCTGACCTTTTGGGCATGGATGAATTCAACTTTGAATCATTGATGCATTTGGATAAGTACAACATCACTTTCATACCGGATAAGCAGATTATTCATGCAGGCAAGCTTACGATTCTGCATGGTCATGAATTGGGTGCATCTGTATTCAGCCCGGTAAACATAGCACGTGGTCTATTTCTACGCGCAAAAGACAGCGCATTGTGTGGTCACCACCATCAAGCAAGCGAACACACTGAACCAAACATAAACGGCAAGATTACAACGTGCTGGTCTGTTGCCTGTCTATGCGAATTGCATCCTGATTACATGCCCATTAACAAGCACCATCATGGCTTTGCACATGTTCGCGTGTTGGATAGTGGCGATTTCGAAGTAAGCAACTATCGAATAGTAAACGGCAAGATTCGTTAAATGAAAAATGCCCCGACGTTTCAGGGCATCATTCAATCAAATAACAAAACAATAAACAAGTACACAAACAGTACAAAGATATAAATGAAACGCAAGCAACATCCAAAAGTTATCCATCGAAAGTTAGGAAGGGAACGTGCGGATGGTTTGTACTGTGACAGCGTTATTGAGATAGATCCAACGTTGCCGCCTATGCGCTATCTCATTGTTCTCATTCATGAATATCTGCATCACATCCAACCCGAGTGGAGTGAGGAGAAGGTGGATGCTGAAGGTGAGGCACTGGGTAGGTTTCTTTGGAAGCAAGGATATCGCAAGGTGCAGCAATGATGCGCCCACTGCTAAGGATTAGAAATCTGTACATCAAATATTCCTTCAGTTATTTCAAAAAACCTATCATATAATTCTGAAATTTTTTCATGCACCTCAATGCTGTGTTCATCATACTTCCATTCATTGCGCATCAAATCCATTATATCATGCAGCGCATCTTTATACCTAGCAGCATTCAGTGTGTACTCATATTCTACCTGTTCTTCAGGTAGATTAAACGTTAGTGTTGCTTTCATTTTCTGCTTTGTTTGGTAATCCATTTTGACAATCTGTGTATCCTTCAGTATAGGAATTAAGTATGTTTTCAAGTTCCCATGTTTGCGCTTTCATCATGAAGGCATCAAGTTCAATCCATGTTATATTAACGGATGGACCTTGAAACCTTTTACGCAAGGCTTTGCTAAGTCTACGCATCGCTGTTTCTTTTTTCTCTTGTGTCATTGGTTACGTATTAAAGTTATTAATTCATCTAATGCATTAAGATTTTTATAATACTGCCATTGCGAAGCCGTTGGTTTTATGTCCTCATGTGTTAAACTGAACAAAACGAATTCACCAAATTCTTTAGCTGTCGGATGTGGCATCTCATCTGATGTTCGATATACTTCATATCCTACGGATACATATTCTCGTTCATCTTCAACCTTTACCTTGCACCAATATCTAACGCCAGTAGTTTCTGAGTTAGGCCCATTTGAACTTTCTTCACGAGTCAGTTGCTTACTTTCTAATTCAACTATTTTCATTTTTGTTTCCGTATGTTTCGTTATAGAATTGTGTTGCGCCTTGTCTTTCCCAATTAAAACTACCTTGTAGGTAAGCATCAATAATCTGATCTCGTTCTTGATCTAAGCATTCAGTCATTTCCTGCATAAACTGCCTACCTCGTTGGGTGTGTTCATCAAACAATGAATTAGCATAACGTTGCGTTATTCTCATTGCGATTTGTAGTGCCGTTTCTTTTTTATCGCTCATAGATATTTTATTTCTTTGGTTAATGTATACAGTTCTTTGTTTACTGATTTGATTTTGTGGTGCAGGTTGTTTTTTATGTATCGCGTCTTAGCTGTGACAAACATCTGCAATAGGTTAGTTCGCTCTACTTTCAGCTCGTCTATTGAGCGCATTTTCTTTGCTCCCATTCATTTTTAGTATTTCGTTTTTAACGTGGTGGTAGTATGCTTTGACTGAGTAGAACTCACCTGTGCCTTCAAAGTCTTGCATGATTTCACTAGGTGCGTTAATCAGTGCTTCATCTACGCAATGCAGCGCAGAGTTGATAGCTTTGATATGCACGTCCGCTAGGTTGCCTTCCTGCTTGCCATTCTCGATGATGTCAAAATAGTTCGAGTACAGTTGCCATGCTTTGTCTTTTGCTTTCATTATTTAGTTTATTGATTAGTTCAATCACCTGCTCTTTGTTGTAGTAGTGCTGCATTGAATTGCGCACGTGGTCTTTGAGTTGATCAGTGGTCATTTCAGAATAATGTGTTTAACCTATTTTTTATGATGTCAAAATATGCGGAATCAATTTCATAACCAATGCAATCAAAGCCTAATTTTTTTGCGACCGCTAACGTAGTACCACTGCCGGCAAATACATCAATAATTGTTTGCCCTTCAAGGGCAGTAGTTAAAATGATTCTTTTAATAATTTCTTCCGGTATCTGACAAGGATGTGCAGTCTTAGTTTTGCTTACATTTTTTACTTGTTGCACTTCCCACCAGTCGTACAATTTTGAACCTACCTTGCCTTCTGATATTCTTTTGGCAATTCGTTTATCAGTTAAATTTTTATAAGGTTGTTTAATCTTACTCAAATCAGGTTTGCATCCCCACCATGATATTAAACGGCTTTGCTTGCCTGTATTGCTATTGTAAACCCAAGTGACTACCTGCTCACATTTCGCTTTAATAGCCTTAGGTAACATGTTAATAGTTTCTTCGGGATAGTGTATGATTACGCATGGTAAAGGTATTTTACTAAGAAGTTCAATATAGTCATCATCACTCAATTTGTCCGAGTATTGGTTATAGTGATAACCCTGGTTGTATGGAGGGTCTGTAATTACCAAACCTTCGGGAATAATAAACGCTTCCCGAAAATCCATATTTCCTACAATTACTTTGCTCATACGTTCAAAGTATTAAGGTATTCACGCCACATCGGTACACGCTCCTGAAGCTTTGCGATTGCTTCTGCATCAAATTCAACTACCTTTTCATGGATGCGTTCGCTCACTGGTATATCGTATTCCCAATTCGCCAAATCACTTTCAAGGTTCGCGTTTGGATTTTCATTCAAGTATGTAGGCATGTCGTAAATCATGTTGCGTTCTATGCGCGATGCCTTCTTAATGAATTCAGGATTGCTTTGTGGATCAATAAGATTCATGCGAAGCGATAGGCGATACTTTTCAGTGTCTATCATTTGGCTAGGTGCATTTACCAGCACGAAGCAGAACGTTGCTGTTGGTGCGCCTGTTAGCCACATGTAAGCTTGTCCTTGCCAATAGTAATCTTTGCTCAACTCATTAACCTTTGCATCAATAAACGTGTGAATATCCCAACTGCTTTTGATATCCGGGACATTGATGACATTGCTGCCTTCTTTGATAAGCAAGTCAGGTGTTCCTGTGATGAAGTCATTTTGAAAGTTTACTTCATTCTTGAATACGATTGCGCCACGTTCCCTGCGCCACATGTCGATGGCATCATTCTCTACGGCTAAACCTTTCTCAATGTACTTGTTGCTGATTTCTTTGTAGCGTTTGTACTTCTGTTGTACATAGACTTCGAGCAATGCGCTCTTAGTTGTTTCGGATAAACCTGTTTTGGTTCGTGCATCGGTCATTAGCTTACCCAGCTGCGATGCTCTAAATTTTACTTGTTCCATTGTGTTTTTGTTTTTGATGGTTCGAAGATATTACAGCAGTCCTGATAGCTGCTGCTTTTTAACATTTATTAACGGTTCTATTTGATTGAATAGTTCAGGTGGGCATGCTTGCAAAATGATATCGCAATCGTCTAAGCTTTGCGCCTTTTCAATCAGTTCGTGTAGGTATTGCACATCCTTATTCGATGCATTGAGCGAACCTTTCAACTTGAATGGCTTGTACACATCCACGTTCTTTCTATTCAAGTCGCGGCCTAACAGCTTACCAAATGACACTGCAGCGTTTTTAAGGCACTCTGTTTTAAGTTTAGGAAACGCTAAGTCTAATGCGTTAGGTTTTTTGTTATCTGCGTTTAATGCCCACCTATTGCGTTCTATGTTGTCAAGGTTCTGTGGTGCCCTATCTACCATGATCACGATTGAACCTGCACCTGTTCTACGCAATTCGTAACCGGTTATCGGGTGAATGACTACCAAATCCAAACTACCGACTACTTCATTCGCCATGCGCTCCCACTTAAAGTTCTCAGTGCGCCAATGCCCAAAAAACATTTCGTCTAGTGTGGTTTCTACGTGTGATACTACCAGCGTAACGGCTTTGCCATCTGGTGTTTTTTCTATGCCTTCCTTATCAGGTGCAGCGTTAAGCATTTGCTGGAACTTTTGCAATGCTTCTAAGTTGTCTTTGTGAAAACTGTTCATGTTGTTATTGTTTATTGATTAGTATTTCATTAGGCAATCATTTATTTCTTGGCAGTAGCTAAGCACTGCGTAAAGGATAACTGCTGCAATAATGTAGCGAATGATTTTAGATGCTGTTTTCATGTGTTTTGTTTTTAATTGATAGGGCAAATTTAGTGTAAGTATTTACACACGCAAGTTAAAAATTGTTAAAATTTGAAACGGTTACAGATTGTAACGCCTTCACGCCCAAGAATAGCTGCCGTAATTCGGGAATAATTCGAAATACATACGCATCATGATAGCATCTGCGTAGTCAGGTGACTTGCCATGCATCCTGGCAATTTCATCTTTGCTAATCACAGCAAGTTTGCCATCTGCTTCTGGTTGCCTTCTACGTATCATGTCTAGTTCTTGCACAATCACGTCACGAAACTGATTCACTTTAAAAATTACTTTGTTCTGCTCAATCAATTCAGCAAGCTTAAAATAACATTCTGCTTTTTGGTTGGTGAACTTATCTGCTTGCTTTGCACGCCCACCATTAAGGAAGCCCCTACAACGAAGCATGTCGCAGCAACCCCCTCCTACTCCATCTTCATCCACAATCACATTAGAAAGTTTGATTGCGTGCCTATCACATAGCTGTTTGATTAAAGATACAACAGATGTTATTGGTTGCTTTCGCAGTTCGTGAATCTCAATCAGGTGCAATCCATGCCACACGCAAATGACACTTCTATCTTTTCCTAGTCGAGCAATGTCGGCACTTATAAATTTATCGCCTTTGCTTTCTTCTTCCCGGAAGCAGCGCACTAAATCGTCGTACTGGTATAGGTTGTCTACACTTTCGTCATATTCCCAATCTCCATCCAGTAAACGTCTTCTGTCCACTTCAGGCAACATGCGCAGCGTTTCAATGTACGATTCGGGTAGATGCGGATTGTCATTTGGCAATGATTGTATGAACGCAAGATGTTGCGGTAAGCTTTCCGTCTTAAACGGGGCATAGAATTCGTTGTACAGCCATCCTTTTGATGGATTGCATGTAAGCAGCATCTTTGGTTTAAGATCATATTGATTTAGCTTAAATCGAATACGTGACTGTAATATATCTATCGCTCGCTTGCTAACCTGTGCTGCCTCATCTACGTAGGCGTCTGTTAATTCTAACCCGCCTAAACTATGGAATTCCGCATCTGATGGATAGGCAAACAAGTCTTTAAGTATT